ACCAAGAAACCCCGAGAAGTATATTGGCGATATTCACAACATAATCTATAGATCATCATGGGAAGGAAGATTTTGCATGTATTGCGATCAGAATCCTAGTATATTAAAATGGGCTTCAGAAGCTGTACAAATAGAGTATTGGAATCCCATAGATAAAAAAACCCACACCTACCACCCAGATTATTATATAAAGGTTCAAAAGAAAGATGGTGAAACTGAGGATTGGATTATTGAGATAAAACCATCTTCCCAATATCAGTTAGAAAAAAAGCCGGTTCTAAAAGAACCAATGACCGAAAAGAGAATTAGATCTCATAACGATCAAATGCAGATCTGGATAGTTAACAGAGCTAAGTTTGATGCTGCAATGAATTTTGCAAAGTTCAACGGATATAAGTTTGGAGCCATAGATGAAAATTTCATTTTTAGATAATGGATTTTAAAATAGAAATAAGAGATGCTATAGAGCAAGCTGGATCCCCTGCAAAATTAGCAGAGGAAAGTTTTTTGAATTATTCGAAGAATTATGCAGTACTTAGTAATTCGGAGTCACTTAGAAGTTTAATTCAGGGAAAGATCTATACATTTTACTACGATTCTGAGGTTAAAGCAGATAAGGGATTCGTTAACAGAAGACCCGTAGTATTCTTTGAGGCAAAAGAGATAACTTCCTCAAAAAGCATAATAAAAGGAATAGACCTGATACTGCTAAGTCCGAGAGATCGAAAGAATTTCTTCATCCGATTACATTCTATTTATGGTAAAATCATGGATCAGAACGAAAAAAAGGATAGATCTGCGCACATGCCTTTAAGATTTGACCCCTCAGTATTAGAAACTTTAATGGGAGGTATCAAGTATAATCATGCATACACCGGATATAAAATGGAAAAAATAAAAGGATTGAAGGAAATAGGAAGAGAAGAATGGAGGTATTTAGTCTATCTAAACACCAAATCCATTGAGGGGGCTGATTTGAACGATATATACAACAAATATCAATAATGGCAGGATTTTTAGGAGATAATAGGAGCAATCCATTTTTTAGTAACGTTCTAAATAACCTTAGAAAAATAGGGTCTTTCGGAATGAACTATGGTGACATGGTTGTTAAAAACTCCCAAGCGGTAGGTACTACAGAGGCAATGTTCTTAAAACAAGGGGGAATTCAGGATGAAAATTTCTTATATGCTTTAAGAAAGGCAGATACTACAGCTAAACAGTACATAGCTTATTTTGATAGAGATTATATCAATAAAAAAACATATCTTAGAAGTTTTGCTCTTAATCCTGAAATAGAATTCATTTTAGATACTGTTTGCGACGAAGCCATTGTATATGACGATAAGAACTTCTTCTCATATTTTGTGTCAACCGATATCAAGGGTATTGGTGAAGAAATGGAACAGCAAATACAAGACAGATATAAAGAAATTTATAGTCTTTTTGGCTTTAATGAAGGAATCTCTGCATGGCACTTTTTTAGGAACTTTTTAATTGATGGTATATTAGCATTTGAAATCATATTTGACTCAAGGGGAAAGAATATTATAGGATTTAAAGAATTAGATCCTGCATCATTACTGCCTTCTGTGGAAAAACAACTTGATGGTAATTTTGTAGAATGCTGGATTCAATACCCAGACAATCCAGCTTTATCTAGAAAATTGTACGATTCACAGATTATCTATATTTCATACGCTAAAGGAAATACAACAACAAGAGTAAGTTATGTAGAAAGATTGATCAGATCTTTTAATCTATTAAGAATTATGGAACATACCAGAGTAATTTGGAATGTTATGAATTCATCCTATAGAATGACAATGACTGTTCCAGTAGGAACAAAATCCCCACAAAAAGCAAAACAATCATTAGCTGAGCTGATGAGCATCTATAAAGAAGATATTAGTCTTAATCAAGATAGCGGTGAGCTTTTTGTAAACGGTAAACCAAATATTCAGTTCTTTAAAAATTATCTGATGCCGTCTACGCCGAACGGAACACCTGATATAACACCATTAGCAGGAAGCGGAGATGCAACACCTTTTAGTGATCTAAAAGCTTTAGCATATTTTGCAGATAAGCTTAAATTAGATTCTAAAATTCCATATTCAAGATTTGATAGGGAAGATAGGGGTACACAGGGTACATTCAGTGGTAATGCAGAAGGATTAGACCAAGAAGAGATAAGATTCTTTAAATTCATTACAAGATTGAGATCAATCTATCAAGATATACTTCTAAAGCCTTTATGGATACAATTTTGCTTGGATCATCCAGAGCATAAAAAGGATTTTATGGTTAAGAGCCAATTCGGTTTAGATTACGTCAAAGATAATTCTTTTGCTGAAATAAAATATATGGAGATCCTTAATGCCAGAAAAGATCAAGTAACTAAAATTGCAGGTCTTTTAGATGCTGACGGAACACCCTACTTCTCATTGAAATATGTTTTAGACAAATATCTTGGAATGACTGATGATGATAAGATAGCTAACGAGAAAGCAAAAGAAGCTGCAGAGAAGAAGAAGAAAGAGAAAGAGAAAGAAGCAGCAGAATCGGGAGAAGAACCAGAAGGAGAATTTAAACTTTAATAAATGGCAGGATTCATAGACAATTTTTCACAGAGTAACCCGAATATGGGGCGTATACTCAAAGCTGTGAGTAAAATCGGAAGCTTCGGAATGGAGTATAAAGATCTTGTTGTGAAAAATTCTCAAGCAATTGGGGTTTCAGAAGCAATGATGAGACAAAAATTAGCATTAACAGATTCTGATGAAGATTTTATTTTTAGTCTTGCTGCTGCAGATACTACCAGTAGGAAATACATTGCTTATTTTGATAAAGATTATCCATACAAAAGAGATTTTTTAAGAAGCTTTGCACTTAATGCAGAGATAGAGTGGATTTTAGACATCCTTGCTGATGAAGCTATAGTTTATGATGATAGAAACTTTTGTTGCAATCTATCATTGGTTAATATGGATTTAAAGGATGAAATAGCAGACTCCTTAAGAGAGAACTTCAGAAAGATCTACGTTTCTCATGGATTTAATAACGGGATTTCAGCTTGGCAGTATTTTAGACAATTCTTAATAGATGGATTTTTATCTTTCGAAATAGTTTATTCAGATGACGGAAAACAGATAGTAGGATTTAAAGAATTGGATCCAGTTTCATTGACTCCTTCAGTGGAAAGAAACCCAGGAGGCCAAACGGTTCAAATATGGTATCAATACTACGGAGATAGCGTTAGAGAAAGAAAACTATATGATGCTCAAGTAATCTATGTTTCTTTTGCAAATGGAAATAGTACAAGTAGAACTAGCTATGCTGAAAGATTAATCAGATCTCATAATCTTTTAAAGATAATGGAGCACACTAGAATTATCTGGAACGTTATGAATGCTTCTTTTAGATTGAAGATGACCATTCCGGTTGGTTCAAGATCCCCACAAAAAGCAAAAGAGACATTGGGTGAATTAATGAATATGTATAAGGAAGACATAAAACTTAATACTGATTCTGGAGAATTAAGTATTAACGGACGTCCGAATTTACAATTTTATAAGAACTATCTTTTCCCTGTACAAGGAGGAGAATCTCCTAAAATCGAGACTATTAATAATGCAGGGCCCAATCTAAATGTTATAGATGCTGTTGTTTATTTCTTTAATAAATTAAAAGCAGATTCTAAAATACCATTTAATAGATTCGCTGCTAGATCTGGTGGAACTGTGGGAACCTATAAGATAGGAGCAGAATCTGCAGAAAGAGATGAGATTAGATATAATAAATTTATTAATAGGATCAGATCAATCTATCAAGAGATCATACTAAAACCGTTATGGATTCAGATGACTTTAGATTATCCAGAACTTGATAACGATCCTATATTTAGATCTCAATTAGGTCTTAAATTTAACTCCGATAATCAATTTGGTGAATCTAAAGAGATAGAACAACTGATTAAGAAAATAGATTTTATAGCAGGCCTTTCTGAAATAAAGGAAAAGAAAGGGGAGGAAGAACTTCCTTATTTTAGCCAAGATTTCCTTATAGATAAATTTTTAGGATTAACCAACGAAGATAGAAGGGTTAATAATATCTACAAGAAAAAAGAGGAAGAAGAAGGCAAACAAGCAGCAGCTGCTTCGGGATCTGCTACCCCAGCACCAGCAGGGGGAGGCGACGCAGCAACACCAGCAACAGAAACCGGAGGCGATGAAGCAGCACCAGCAGCAGCTGAAGCCCCTGCGGAAGAAGCACCAGCAGCAGAAGCTGCACCTGCAGCAGCAGAGACAGAAGCACCCTAATTTGAAACATTTTTTATAATCGCGTTTTTTATTTACATTTGACCTGTAAATAAACAAACATGAATAAAGAATTAGAACTATTATTAGAAATTGAAGGATCCACTGGTGAAGGGTCTCAAAAAAGAAAACAGGAATTAATTTCCTCTAATCTAACTCCTGAATTGGAGTATATCCTATCTATTTGTTTTGACCCGTTCGTTACAACAAAGCTACATAAGCTAAATTATAGCGAGATCCCAAATTCCACAGAAAATTCTAACCTATTTACCCAATTTGTTGATCTATGTGAGGAGCTTAAGAAAGCACCTGCTATAAACGATCATTTAAGGACCAAGGCTGAACGTTTGGTTGAATCTACTGGTTATCATACAGAATTAAATAAAGTACTCGCTAAAGTGCTTACAAAGCGAATGAATATAGGGGTGGGCGCTAAGCTTATTAATAAAGCAGTTGGGAAAGAATTAATTCCTGATCCTAGCCTAATGTTAGCAGAGGATGATCACAAAGCTATTGATAAATGGAATTCTATTGTTTGCGAAGAAAAATATGATGGCGTTAGAGTTATTTGTGTCATAGAAGACAGAATTCCTAAATTCTATACCAGGGCATTTAATGAACTGAATAGCAAATTCCTAACAAAAATAGCAAACCAATTATTAATTATTTCAAAAGGAATAGATGGTATCTTTTTTGACGGGGAGCTTACTGATTTAGACAGAAAGGG